GACGGTGTCGCCAAAAGCCATAATTTCGCCTTCCCAATTGTGGTTAGCGATGGCGGGAACAACAGAGGCCGCATAGAATTTGTCTTGCAGTTTAGCGGAGTAAATCTGCGGGACAAACACACCAGCCGAAAGGTTCGCACCTGTGCGTGATACTGATAAACCCATTGTAGAATTCCTTTAAATTAGTTGATTAAAATTAGCATTGGAAACCGACAACGATAACTTCGCAGATACCGTTTTCGGGTTCAGTTGTGCCAAGAGTGATGTTGATACTAGCAGCAGAAGTATAAAATTTGCCGTTAGCAGAAACATAAGCACCATCAGCGGCTTTAACGCCAGTTGAAGCCATCGTTCCAGCAGAAGTGGTTAGCCAGCCATCAACATCTCCAGTTGATGTATCAGCATTGTAATCTCCAACTTCAACAGTAGAAGAAGCAGTGGTAGAAGCAGTCGTCACATTGACAATTACTCCGTGAACATAAAAATTGGCAGGAATAGAGATTACTTTAAGAACATCTCCCGTATCGCCAGAAGCAGAGCCAGTGGCTTTAGCAAAATCTACGGTTTTTTGCAAAACGGTAAATTCAGCAGAAAGTTTTTGAAAGTAACCATCAGCACCTGTTTGTAAATTATAGGTTGCCATTTGATAATTTCCTTAAAAAATTATTTTGTTTTAGATAAGGCTTTAGACATAAACTTATCCGCCTTGTCCATTAAAGCCTTGCGTTGAGCAGGGTCTTTAATGCGATGAATCATATAAGGCAGTTTGGCTACATCATCAGCCGAAAATTCAGGTTCATTGTTAAGACCCATATCGGCATTAACGGCAGAGGCAGTTTTAACAGCGACTTCCGCAGCACCAGGTTTGGGTCGTGAAACGACAGGCTTGGGTTGCTCAGGGGGCTTAGAAAAAGATTTATAATCATCCATAATCTTAATAGCATCCCTGTCGTCAAAAGGGATACTGCCTTCGTAGACACTTCTGTAAATTGATGGGGCATCCCCATAAATCCAAGATTTAAATTCATCAGAGAGCCGAACGTCATCATAGTCGTTATGAACTTGTTTTACTCGTTCATCACGAAGTCTGATTTGTTCTAAAATCTTAAAGCGTTCCTGTTCTTCACGGGATGCTCGGATTTGTTCTTCCACAGATGAAAGTCGTGTTTGAAGCAAATTCTCTACTTCTTGTTTAACGGCTTGAGCAGTGGCACGATTCATATTCACCGTATCGGGATATTCCTCTTTCCACTTATCTAATGCTTGGTCAATTAAAGATACTGATGATGCTTCAGGTTGTTTCTGAGACAACTGTTGTTTGATAGCCAATAACTCGTTTTTGAATTTCTCGTTTTCTTCAGCCTGTTGTTTTAACAATCTTTCGGTTTCAGCGGCCTTACGCTGGGCCTCATTCATCGCTTTAACAGCAGACTTGTATTGCTTTTCCGAAACAGATGCTTCTTCAACTTGGACTTCTTCCGCAGCAGGTTTTTCTGTGGCACTAGAAAAGTTTTCTACGGCTTCGGCTTGTGGTTGGGAAGGCTCTGCAACTGCTTCTTTCGCTTCAGGTTCAGTGGTCGGGGCAGAAAAGTCTGGTATCTCATTGGTAAAGACCGCAGTCTTTGAACCTTCTGAGGGCATCAGGTTTCCTTCTGCCGCTAACTGCTTGGCGAGTTCATCAGCTCGTTTTGCATTGGCACGGATTTCATCACGTTTACTTGGCATATCTACTCCTTGACGGCACTAAAGAGTGCTTGGTCGTACAATTTGGACTCACGCCCACGGGATTGTGGGTTGGTGGTCTGATTAAATAATTCTATTGCTTTATCCAAATCTTTTATTTCCTTAAGAGACTCAATGTTTCCACGAAGTCTTAAAACTTCCTCAAAAGTTGGGACTCGTTCAAGAGAGTCTCGTTTTTCGGAAATAATGGAATCAATTAAATCCTGTATCTTCGCCCAATAGGGGCTATTGACTACGGGTTTAATTTCTTCCAAGAGTTTTTCTTTGTCAGTTAAGTTCATTTTTATCAGTAATTAAACTATACCATAGGGGGTTGCGGTGGAAGTCCTGGAATTGGGGGAATTGCACCTTGTTGCGGAACTTGAGGTGGTGCAGTTTGAGGATAACCTGCTGCCTGTTCAAAATCTTGAGGCGTAGGTTCTTCCTTTGTTTTCAATTCAGGGGGCAACATAATTTCTCTTGCTGCTGAGGAAAGGTTTTGAGCCTTCATCAAGTCTAATGCCGCAGACATTGAAGGAGTCATTGCATCTTGAGACAAGGCAACCAACTCGTAGATGGCAGGATAGGCAGGACTATTGGGGTCTGTCTTCTGCAACATCTCAATAAGAGCATCGGGTCTAGGCATTTCAGCACGGAGTTTTGGTATGTTGGACATCTGACGCAACTGAGCCGATTCTTCCATCATTTGCTGTTTAATCTGTGACGCTTGAGCATCCGAGTTAATCATATCCGTAGAGTTGAAACCACGAATTCTGACCCATTCCTTAAGGATATTAACCTTGTTGATATAGGGCTTAAAGTCGGGGTCTTGCATTAGTTGCAATAACTCTTGCATTGAGGCGGTTCTCATTTCGTTAGAGATGAGCCTTTGTACTCCACCTGCATCAACGTGGAAATCGCCCTTAACCATCATATCGCTGGAATACTGCATATTCCAATCGTAGATGCGTCTAATCATTGGCTTGGTAATGTTGTTATCAATGTTGAAGATAACGCCTTTGATATAAGTATTGGCTGCACTAAAGAGCATACTCATACCACCCGATGTTCGGTTGTGTTGTCCCGAAGCGGAACCCGCATAACCCGAAGTCATATCGGGCATTGAGGTTACTTCTTGAATGAACATCTTAAAGTTATCTTGCAACAGTTTTAATTCTTGCAAAATACTAGGAACAGGTACAAAGGTAACGGGCGGGGCTGTTAATCCCTCAAGCGTCTTAAGAGGCCATACACCCCAAGGCTTAATACCTTCAAACTTAAATCCATTCACCATACGGCTTGTGTCGTAAATGACTTGAGGCCCCGCAGCGATACCCATATTGTCTACCATTGCACGAGCCGCAGCGTTCACGATGTCTTGTGGGTCACGCATCTTTTCGGGAACACCACGACCCCAAATGTTGTAAAGGACTTTTTCGTAGGGGCAGACCAAGAACGGGATGTATGGATTCTCTAGCGAACTAATAGCAACCTTGATGCAGTAAGAACCTACCGACCAGATACAAGCAAGGAACTGTTTATGCTTATCGTATCCATCGGGCATATCTACACCCGCCAACTCAAGGTCACGACCCGAAACATATCCCCAATACTCAAGGGCTACAAATCGGTCACCACGAGCCAAAGGTGTTTGTCTTTGGTTAAGTGCGTAGACTCGGCTTTCCCAAGTCTCAGCAGTCCAATTACCTTTAGGGTAGGCATCAAGAACTTTAGTGATTTCATCAGGACTAAAACCTTGAACTTTAGAGAGTTCAACAAGTTGGGCTTTATTGAGAACGTGGCGATGAACGACCCACATACAATCTTCAATGTTATAAGCCGATGGGTCTGGATAGAACTCAAAAGGAGAAACAATTTCAAAGTCAGGTCTTGGGTCTTCATCTGGGGCTACGAGTTTAAATACTTTTTTCTTTTCTTTGAATATTCCAATCGCACCTGCAATTTTATTGAATACCGTTCCCTCATCTTCTTCTTCATCTACAAGCATCCACTTCTTTGCACTAGGGGGAGCCGTAAAAGGCCCTTTCAGAACCATCGTGCCAAGAATGACCATATCCATTACACCCCTTGAGAATTTTTCTTCCCAACGGGTTTCTTCTAAATTATCTGCAATCTTAACTCGCATACCATCACAAGCAATGTTGGCTTTGAGTATGCGTGTCTGTAAATCTTCGGGGATGTTGATATTCTTCTCGGCTTCACGAGTATCGGTATAACCCAAGCGAACCAACTCAGGGTCGGGTGTAGGGCGAATATACCAAGGGTATCCATCAGGGCCAATCATCGTAGACATAATCTGCGAATAAGCCGCCATTGTTTTCATCTGCGTGAAGTTCAAATAGATACCTGATTGGTTGGCATCTTCATCCGAACCATAATAATCAATTCCGTCAAAAGCCATCTTAGCCGATAGCCATTTTTCTTGCTGTAAAAAGCGAAGGTTTCTGCACCAAGTAAATCGGTCTTGAACGAGTTTCGCTAATCCACTTGTTATACTAAAAGGTTTACCTGCTTCAATAGTGCCGAATTCTTGACCCATTATTTCTCCGTTAATAACCTATCTTTTTGTTAATAGGCTTCCATTCATAGTTTATCTCATACCTTCTATTTAGTTCAGGTGGAGCAACTGCTTTGTCCCAACCTGTGACTGCGTATCTCAAGGCATCCATTAAGTCATCATCAACTTTGTGTATGTCTCCATTTTCTTTAAAACGATACAAACGCATTTCCTTTAAGATTTCTACACAAGACTCAAAAATATAAAGTTGCTCGGTAGCGATTTTGGCTCTAATTAGTGATATACCATAGTTTACCCTATTGTCTGCTGGAATCAACCTATCTTCTCCCATAATGTCTTGAAACATTTTATAGGGAGAGTCGCCTGTTGAGATAGAACGCTGTCTTGAATTGGGGTCAATTGCAAAACGACAAGGCCAATCTCTCAGTTTATAAGCGTGATAAATGGATGTTTCGCCTGATACTTTGTATTCTTGATGGATATAACCTACACCCGATTCATCATCAATCGTTAGCTTCACTGCACAAGTTGGATGAGAGATTCCCACATCAAGACCACCAATGGTTCTCCACTTAGAGTGGATAGTAAAATCGGGTATGGTGTAG